TCATATTCCGGGTCGTTAGGTTGGCATAGGTGTCCAACTCCAAGAGTTTTATAACCTAGACTATCCATATAAATTTCTAACACTTCGCCTTCGTGTCTCTTTATTTCAGCTTTACAAAGCTCTATATCCATTTTATTATCTTTCTTGAAAAACATCTAATCCTAACTCCTCCATTTGATTTTTATAATACTTTTTAAATTCTTTAGTTTTATAACCACCTTGAGCATATGCTCTAGCTTCTTCTTTAGTTTTGAATGTTTTAAAATTATTATTTTTTATAGCTTCTTTTCTAGCTGTTTCAAAATCATTACCATAATCTTTTAAAGTTCCATCAGATTGTAACTGAACTAAAGGATATACCATATTATCAGAATCAGCCATTCTATGCGTTACTAAGTTTTTATTTTTTTTAAGATAAGGATATTTATTTGGATTTTTTATTCTATCCTCAAATAATGGTGTTGTATTACCTCCATCAGATAAACCTAATCTATCTACTTGCTCAGAGTAAGGTTGTCCTGTAAAAGGGTCAACTCTATCTGCTGGGTTTTCTTTAGTGTATGGTACGTCTTCACCCTCTATTATTCCGCCTTCAACTTTTCTTTTTCTTTGTTCAAATTTTCTTAAGCCTTCAGCACTTAACTTGTCTTCAAGCTCTTGAAGTTTTGCTATGTATAATTCGTATTCAGCATTTAAAGTTATAAGTTCAGATTCAAGTTCTATTATTTTTTTATCTTTTTGTTTTGCAGTTAAGTTACCGTTTTTAACATCTTTTTCTGCTTTTTTTATTTTACTTTGTATATTGCTTCTTTCTCTTAAATAATTTGATTCTCTTACTTTCTTATTAACTCTTGCGTCTTGTGGTCTCACCCTAAAACCAAAACCATAAGCTAGTGCTAAAAAAGGAGTATCTTTAGTTACATATTGAGAACCGGGTATTAATTGACCTGCATCCTCACCTGCCTCAACTCTTCTAGCTCTTTGTATTTTTTTCGTAGCAAAAGTTTCTGGTAATCCGGGTATATTAGGTATCTGACCTTTACCGTAATGTTTTAATATTGCTCCAGTGCTTTCTGTATCAACTCCCATATCTTCTAAGTTTTGTCCTGTAAAAGGGTCTACTTTAAAAAATACATTAGATATTAAATCTACATACAAACCACCGGGCTGTAAAGTAGCCGGTAGTCCCGGAAAACCTACAGGACCTTCTCTACCTTCAAAAATATCTCCACCCGGAATCCAACGACTTGCATCAAAATATAAAGCATTACCATTTTTATCGTCTACTGGAAGTCTAATATTTGTATAAGGCATAGCATCCCCAACAATTGGAACACCTCCAAATAATTTTTTATTATAAGAATCTCTAACTGTTAATCTATCTATATCTTCTCCATACTTATCATCAGCTAAATATGTAAAACCTTCGTTCATACCATAACCTAATGCAGCCCATTTAGCAAACTTATGAGGTCTAAGAGCTGCTGCTTCAGCTAATAAAGGTATTACTCTGTAGGTATAACTTATGAAAGGTACTGCAGTTCTTTTTAGTCCTTGTATAAAAGGAGCATTAATATCGTAATCAATAAACCATTTACGTGCTTCTAAGGCTGCATCAGACCTTGAAAAACCTTTGTCAAGTCTGTCCATATAAACACCCATTCTGAATATTTGGTCTTCAAGTTGATAATATTTTTCCATTTTTTCTGGAGTCCACTTAGCAAAGTTTTTAATACTATCGCCTGTTTTACCAAAAATTCCTAAACCAAAACTTTGTTCGTTTTGAATTTTTAATAAACCTTTTTCTACTTCAGTTAAAGAATCTTTTAATTCTCTACTTACTAAATCAACATCAAATATACCGTCTATTTTTGCTTGTCTATGTAATGTAGAATTAGGATTTCTCATTTCCTTAATTCCTTTTACAACATAATTAAATTTAGTATCAGCAAAATCTAATAACATTACGTTAGAAGCAGTGTTACCTACGTGAGTTGAAGGACTCCAAGCTGTTTTAGTTTTTTTCCAAAGTGTTTGTAAATTATCTAAAAATTTAAAATACTCTCTAGCTTTATCAACATTACTAAAACCATACATGTGTTTTATATCTTTAAGAACATCTTTGTCTACATATTTACCGCTAAGTTCACCGTACTTTAATTTTTTAGTATCTTTAACTCTACTACTTGGCATAATTTCAAAACGTGCTTGTTCACTTGGAGTTAAAGTTTTCCAATCTGCTTCGTCTAAAACAAACTTTTTATTCTTAGATAAATCATCAAAGAATCTAGCACTAGCTATATCGTTTGCAAATAATCTTCCTGTCTCTGCTATAGCGTATGAAGCATTTTCAACTTCTTCTAAATCTTTTCTTTCTTGTTTTGTATACTGTCTTCTTACTTTAACCTTACCACCTTTTAACTCTTCTAAAATTTCCCAACCTTCTTTCTTCCAATTGTTTTTAGGATTGTTAAAAGCTTTTAAAGTAATAGTTTCAATCTTACCTCTTGGTTTTAATTCATCTCCAATAAGTCTAATTTGCTTACTGTTTTCATATGTTGTTTTATTATCAGACTTTTTAGGTTTTAAATAAGTTCTTTTAATATAAGTATCTATATTTTTCTTAAATACTTTTTCACTTAATAAACCTTTGTCTACTAATTCTTGTCCATATTTAATTAGTATTCCTCTAGTCTCCGTATTTAATGCTAAAGCTTCTGGCTCTAATTTTTCTATAGTAGCTAAATCTCCGTTTAATAAACCGTATAATAATTTATTTTGTTCTGGGCTTAATTCTTTACTAGCTCTTTCAGCTAATTCAGCAAATTCCATACCTATTTCATTTTTATTAGTTCGATAAGCTTGTCTTAAATTTAAGTATTCAGGTTTTAAACCATAATCACTTATTAGTTTTCTTCCAAAAATTTCACCAATGTATTCATCGCCTACTTTAATATTTTTAATTCTATTAACTCCACCAGCACCTATAGCAGCTCCTGTAAGTCCTGCTGCTACTTTTTGTGCATAGGTAGCATCTGGGTCATCTATTGCATTAAAACCGAATCCGTAACCAGCTACAGCTGAAAAACTTTCACCCGGATTATTAAACATAAGATTTTTTAAAGGAGTGCCTACCATATCTTGATAAACTTTTAATACTGGATTTTTTAAAGTATATTTTTGGTCAACAGGTTTGTCTAATTCATCTGCTACATTTTTACCAAAAGCATTTTGATTAGGAACAATTACTGCTTCATCTGGTTGTATGTTATTTTTAACAAATCTTTGAGAATCTTGAAGACTTCCAAATATATTTATCTGGGTTAATTGTTTTTTTCTTCTATTAAAATCAGAAATACTTTCACCTTTTTTTCTTCCTCTTAAAAAAGGTACAGTTGTAACTTCCCATTGTTTAGGAATTATATTACCTTGTTCATCAACTGCTTTTTGTATACTATAAGTAGTTTTATTACTAGGATTAGTAGTTTTATAAATTGGATTACCTTTATTTGTTTTTCTATCAATAACAAAAATAATATCTTTAGGTTTTTCTGCAACTTCTTCTTCAAGAATTACTTTACTTTTACGTTGTTGTCCCGGTTTTGGAGGTTGTAAATCATCTATAGTAAATCTTTTAGTAGCTGTTGTGCCTTTTTCTTTATTAGTAAATCTTACTGTAGCTATTCCTTTATCTTCATCTAAATCAATAACAGTACCTATATTTTTTCTATCATTAGCACGTACTAAAGAACCTTTAATTATTGGTTTAGCTAATTCATCTTCATCTACAATATCATCATCAAACTTTTTAGGTTCTATTTCATCAATGCCTTGAAAAATACTACCTTTACCTCTAGCTTTTTGAATTAAATCAACAACTGCTCCACCTGCACTACCTATAACAGCACCAGCAGTACCTCCAATTGCTGCATTTTCTAAACGTCTTTGAAATAAATTAGCGTCTTCACTAACTATTAAACTTCTTTGTTCTTCTGGAGTATATCCTATAGCAGATACAGCAGCTCCACTAGCTCCTCCATAAATTGCAAGGTCTTTTAAGTTTTTAGCTTTTTTACCTTTTTGAATCCAACCTACAATAGGAATATAACTTACTGGGTCAGCTACAATAGCAGAACCTAGAAAAGCTGCGTTAGCTTCTTTTCCATATTCAGGGTGTTCTAAAATAGCTCTAAGTTTCTCATCTTTTTC